CCTGGCGCTCCACCGGTGACAAAATCCGTGATTAAAGACCGGAACTCAAAGATCATTCCATGGATACGGTACTCCTGGTAGTTTTGAGCTACAGTAGCAAGCCATGGAAATGTCTGAGACATTCCGGGATTGATCGGGAACGAGCGATTAGTGAAAGCGGTAGTTCCAGTAATATCTCCCAGAAACTCACGATGCGAAATTACATTAGTGGATCTGGTGGTTGAGAACTTAGGTATTTGGTCATTAATTAGGGTATTGTACTCTGGATGATTGCCAACCATTGAGTACTCACCTGAACCAAAGATAGTTCCTATTCCCGAGCCTAGCCATCTTCCAACTCCCTTTAGTTGTGGATGACCAAGCATTTGTGCTAATCTGCCACCAACAACAGCTCCGGCGTCCGCGAAAGGAGTAGATTTCTTCTTACGCTTGGGGGTGACGGCTAGCTTCTGGGTAGCGGTGATAAGACGTTGCATATTAGCATTTGCACGCTTATTTCTTGTTCTTCGTGTTTTTGTCATTGTTGTATTGGATACCGCACAATGAAACGGGACTATACATCAGGAGTCAACCTGGACGAGGGTACGCCGTGTAGTCTCTAGGCATTCTGGTTAGCACTCATAGAGATTTTGGGCAATTACGACTCCAAACCCAATGCACGTGTGGTGTGCTAAACCCCCAATTTAACGTCGAGGGAAGACGTGAATGTATGGAGTTACTGACTGCTCAAACAGTCAGTTATCCAACCCGAAGATTGAATTAACTCCAACAGATCAGGGAGATCTGGATGGTTTCTCATTTCGTACTTGAATTGCTCCAGACGCTCAACAGCTTCTGTTGATGACAATCTACAACTTGACAAAAGGTTAACAAGTTGTTTATCAACATTCACCGGAACAGCAGAATCTTTCCTGAAATCAGTCGAACAGAACTCAAATGCAGTTGCATCTACTTCATCTATCTGTTTCACAACATGGCCGAAGCGGGAATAAGCCTTGGTTGCGTCAGGCACAAACCGCTCAATGCAGTCGTCTCCCTGTGTCTTACACCGAGGTTCCACACACTTATCCAGTGCGATCTGATAGTGAATTAATGCCCTAATATTGCTATTAGTCGGAGTGGTTAGGTACCAGCCGGATGGCATCATTCCGGCTACACCCTGCTCAATCATAGAGCCATCACTCAGGACAAAGACTTTATTAGACATGCAATAAAAGTGCGCACGCGCTACTTTTTCCCAAAGCGTACCCCGCCCTTTATTAAGGGCGAGCCTACGTTCAAGGTCCTCTGCCAACTCCCAGCCTTGGACTGAGAAATCCCAACCTGACATGTCGGAACACATGAGTTTTCCAGAACCCAAGCGACCAATAGACTCTCGGACGGCTTCTAAACCGTCGTCATCAAGTCCCATGCCAGCAGAAGGAGGGATGTGGGGCCAATTATTGATCTCCGCTTGGTTTTGCAACCCGAAGAGAAGTCTGGCGATTAAATTATCAACCAGACTTACCGAACATATCAATCTTAGCTTTCCACTTTGGATCTTTGAGATCTTGTGTGGTTCATTCTTTATGAATATCTTACAAGGATCACAGAGATAGCGCTGGACCATTTGGTGAGGTTTTAATTGTTCTACTTTTGAATCAAATTCGGAAAGTAGAACAATTCTTTCTACTGTTGCAGACACTATAACCTCAAAATAGTGTTGCAACAGGCCTCGGTTCTCCCTACTCACAACCGAGTAAGGAAATCCTGGAGAGGATTTTCCAACGATTGTGTATGTGAGGAGCACACGAATTCGAGAAGCAATCTGGGCAAGTTCCGACTCGCTGAAGTAGCTCTGTCGGCTTGTAAAGCCTGTCGGTATTTCCGT